ACCGCGGCCGAGCGGCGCTTGTTGCCTTCCTTGTCCTGCCAGTTGCGGATCTGAAGCCGCCCGGCCACGACGATCATGCGGCCTTTGCCGAAATACTTCTCCACAAACTCAGCCGTCCCGCGCCACGCGACGATGTCGATGAAATCTGTTTCCCGCTCCGCGCCCTGCGCCGCGTAATCGCGGTCGCAGGCAACGGAGAAGGAGACAACCGCCGTGCCGCTCTGCGTTCGGCGAAGCTCTGGGTCGCGCGTCAGACGTCCCATGAGAACAATGCGGTTCAGCATGTCTTCTCCTCCTGCGAAGACACTGCATCTGCTTCGGGCGCGTCATCATTCGGAATCACAATAGCGCGGGGCATTCCCAAAATGGCTTCGAGTGCGTCGCGGTGGTTTTTGCTGTGAAGAATTGCTTCACAGACCCGCAGCCGCTCGGATTCGCGAATCATCTGCTCCAAGTCGACGTCCATGATGATGCCGGCGCCGGGCGATTCGTCAAACGGATAAACGTGAGCGTCTTTTTTATTGAAATTGAGCATTTTTGAAATCTCCTTTTTCGATGATTTTGATAACTTCTTGGCACTGCGGAATGTCAAACATTCCGATATGCGTCTTCTCGATCGGAAGCCCCATCTGCTCGGCGAGCCATCCGTAGGCGGCTTTGCGCCGCCCGCGGAAAGGACCGGTTTTCCAGAGAGGGTCGAATGATGCGTGTGCTGCCATCTTCCATTTGCGGAGCGCGGCATCTGCAAGGCGCCCGAGCGGTTTATCCGTTCTGCCATGGCAGCCTACATACGCGCCGCAGTTTCTGCAGAGGTAGGCGGTGTGTCCGAAACTGCGTCCGTAGATTTCGGAATCATCGACCAGCGCAGCTTTGTGACCGCAGTAATCGCAATAAACGGTCAAGGTTTCTTTGCCTCCTTTGGCTTTACTCGCTTGTTTTTCGCTTGTTCTTTTGCTGTCACCCATCTACAATTTCCGGGTTCATAGTTGCCGTTGACATCGATGCGGTCGATTGTGCATTGCATGATTGGGGCATTTTCGTCATATCCAGTGGAGACTGCCCATTGATAGAAAGCGAGAAAGCTGTTTTTCCATTCATCACATACAGAAATGCCACGACCTCCATAGTTGGGATAGCAGGGAACTTTCGGATTGCCACAACGGTTTTTCATGTCGCACCAAACGTAATAAAGCCTGCTCCCAGTCATGCCATGCGTTACCTTCGCTTCCGCAGAATGGCGCTTTCCAACACAGCCGCAACTGACAATCGCACCCGTTCTCAAATGCGCACCACGGACGACCGTTTCATTCCCACAATCGCATTTGCATAGCCACATTGCCCGGCGGTTCTGGGTTGGGGCTTTGGCTTTCACCACCAAGCTCCCAAATCGGCAACCTGTGATGTCCTTAGCCAGATGTCCACGCATCCAATAATCGGCTCCTTTCTTTTTCGGAGATAGTTTCGATTCCGAGGGACTTCGCTTCCTGCAAAATATGGTCTACGAGTCTGGACATCTGCTTTGTGTCGTATGTGCTGCTACCCTGATAGGCAAAAACGAGTTTGTACCCATCAATTTTGCTGTCATCAACAACTACACACACCCAGCCCGTGCCGTGGCTTGACCAAATTCGCTGAAACTCCTCTACGGCTTCCGCCTTTATAGGGAGCGGCGTATAAACACCAACATCGGAGATACATTTGCGGTAAACCTCGTCTTTGGTCGAGCCAATTTTGTCCGCAATTTTTTGGCACATTGCCCAGCAAAGAGAGTTGGCATTAAGGCTTCTGGACTCGGTTCGTTTCTTGATGGAAAATGTAATTTCACGCTCGCCGAAGTTCTTCCAAAGATCCTTGCAGCTTTCCCGCGTGTAGATCGACAGGATATATTCGCCGCTCCGGGCATAGGTGATGTCTTTCAGAAAGCCGTTCATGCCTTTTCCTCCTCGACGTGGCCGTGCAGGTAAACGTACTCGCCGGTCGGCCCGATGTTCTGATAGATGAAATCGTCGCACTTGGCCTTGGAAAGATGCGTCCCCAGCACCCGCCGCTCATAGACGAACTCGCCGTTTGCCTTTTTCTCTGCGATTCTGGCCTGAATTTCTTCGTCCTCGTAGTTCGCTTCCAGCAGATAGAGGTCGAAATTCGGCGCCGAAATACCGTGCAGGTTGTTTGTATCGGTGGCGTAGAGGACCTTTCCGGAGGGGAGCTGCAGCTTATAGCCGCAGTTCGGAACGTCATGCACCAGCGGCACAGGCTCGACCGTGAAATCGCCGTAGCTGTATCGGCGGTCAAAATCGTACAGATCGATGTTCGCGGGCTTGACGCCAGCTTCCACCAGCGGCCGCACCATCCAGCGGCAGCAGCCGAAGCGGAGCGCCGGTCGATCCGCTGCGAGGGCGTGGAGCGTGCTTTTCCGGAAGTGATCTCCGTGCCAATGTGTCAGCAGAACAAGCCTGAGAGCTTTTGCAACTGGCTTCACGACCTTGTACGGAACGCCGCAGTCGACGAGAATCTGCCCGTCGATCACAACGGCGTTGCCGGTAGAGCCGGTTGCAAGGACTTCATACGGAACACTCATTACAGCGAATTGAGGTCAATCTGCTCCGGTTCACCGGCGTTCTCCTGAAGCTGTGCCGGGACGCTGCCCTCAACGGCCGGCTGCGGGGCGTTGGTTGTAAGCTCCAGCTCGTCGGAATGGTCGGAAATGATCTCGCCGGTTCTGGGGTCGACGGCCGGGATACCGGAATCATTCGTGAGCGCCTGCTGCATCTCTGTGGACATGATGCCCCACTTGGAGATCAACTGGCGAAGCAGCGTTTTCTTAGCCATGTCATCAAAGCTTTTGTACCAGAAGCTCGAATACTTCCACATGTCCTTGTCGGCAATCTGTCCGTTCTGGATCTTGTCATAGGCATCCTTGCTGAACGCCTGAGAATATGTATCCGCGTGATTGAGCATCTTTTCGCGTGACCAGTAGATGCACTTGCGGAAGCCGTTCAGGTACTCGAAGTACGCCATGTAGCCGACGATCGGGAGTTTTTCGCGCAGATCATCGTCTTCGATAAATTTGAACTGCGGCTTTCCGGTCTGCGGGTCTTTGCCGAGGTATTCGCCCTGGCGGATCTCCATGCAGTCCAGATCGGAATACTGCCCGCTCCGGAGCGCGAGCTGGACATAGCCTTTGTAGCCGAGAACAAACTGCGCTTTGGAGCATTCGGGCGAAAGCAGGTGTCCCTCGCGGTCATACTTGGCTTTCTGCTTGAACGGAACGAGGTAATACTGGCCAAGCTGCGGCGAGGGCGAGAGATTCAGAGCTTCGCCCAGCAGGCCACCGGCAAGGATGGAACTGGGGTCGCAGGTCTGAAGCGCCGGGGTAGTGGCGACAGCGGACGTGATCGCGGCAATAAAGCGGTTTGCACGTCCCGGTTCTTTCAACGTGTTGTTTATCATGTTCCTGTAGTTTTCCGTGGTGATGGCAACGGAAAAGGTCATTTTCTTTGCAGGAGCGATGTTAGAACTGCTCATATTCGTAACCTCCATTTACGAGAAATTCTTTGAGAGCTTTCAGCTTGCCGATGCTGCTGCGGACGCGGAACGACGCCTGATAAATCTTCTCGGCAGGGGCCTCGGCGGGGACGGGCTGCTCGATAGGAGCGGAAACGGGCGCGGGCGGCGCTTCGTTCAGGACTTCTTCGATTTTGGCCTGCGCAGCCTCCTGAACCTCCTGCGCGGATTTCATGGCTGCGCGGCGGCGAGCGGCTTCTTCCATCTCTTTGTGACGCCGGTCAACGATCAGGGCTGCTTCCGGTGCGGAAAGCGATTTGCGGTACTCGACCAAGACCTCATCCTTGTGCTCCAGCGTTTCAATCATCCGCAAATCGTTTGAAACGTTCTGCAAGAACAAGGAAGCCTGTCCTTGCAGCTTTCTAAGAGAATCGGACATCGTGATATTGATGCCGCAGCGCTCAAACGGCGCGATGTCTTCGGGGATATTCAAGCTCGCGCGGTATTCGTTGTAGAACGCGACGATTTCGTCACGCTTCGCGCCTTTGATGCCGTTCTCAACGGAAGTGATCTTGGCTTTCAGCTCAGCATCTGCCTTGGTAAAAGCGTCGGCCGCACATTCCTTGTAGAGCTTTTCAAAGGCCTCATACGGGGCAAGGATGGCCTTTTTGACTTCACGGCGGCGAGCTTCCAGATCCTGAAACTCTTTGTTCAGCTCGGCGCGGGCTTTCTTGACGTCCTTGTAGGTAGCTTCGGTGCAGGCCAGCGCCAGCACCTGTGCAACGCGCTCATCAACAGAAGCCTTGACCTGCCGAAGCTGGTCTTCGATGATCGGAAGCTGTTTTACGACGATCAGGTTATTCTCCATCAGAGGGCGCCTCCTGCGTGATCTCTTTCAGGAGCGGTAAAATCCGCTCATCGATGCGGCTTTCCGGGACGTCGATCTCGCAGATCACGGCGCGGGCCTCACGCTTGGCGGTGGGGGCGATAACCTCCATGCCGACGTGGGCGTTCGGAACGCTGCAGCGGTAGCTGTATGGGCGTCCGGCGCGGACGCTGCCGGTTTCTTCGTCGCGATAGTAGACATTTACGATCATGTAGATTCTCCTTTCAAATTTTCAAAATCAACCGGCTCATCCGGGTCACACGGCTCGACAGTGAAGCTGATACGCTCATGGCAGAACTTACGGAAGTTTCCGTCAGGACCCGCCATGCAGCTTCCCAGAAACGATTCTTCGGTGTATGCGCTGCTGCAATTCAGAATGCCGGGCTCCTTGTCGGGGTGGACAGCGCGGAACGCCGCGCAAGCCAGATTGGCGGTTGGTGCTTCAACCTCTGTCCAGCCGCCTACGAACGGCTGTCCATCCGTGCCGTATGTGAAGTAGTATTTCATTCGCGATCTCCTTTGCTGATATATCCGCGCACAACATCGGTGAGCCAATCCTGCACAGTGTCGTAGCCGTCGGCTGCAAGGTGCGCTTTGAGCTGGGCAGCTTCGTCGGCGGTGATTCTTGCGTGGAGCTTATCCTTGAGCCGGTGCTGATCGGCTGTGCGGAGGTGCTTGCGAATGCTGCCGTCCGGGTCGAATTTGGCGTAGAGGGCTTTCATGGCTTTCTGCGTCAGGCAAATCCCGTAGGCGTCGCTGTTCTCGCACTTGCTCTGGCTCGTCATGTCGTACTTGGGGTAAATGGTCTGCACAACGGCAACCATGTCTTTTGCGGGCGTTTTTGTTTTCAGCCGCAGCTCTTTCAGGCTGTTCGGCATGAGCATTCCTCCTTGACGATGCGATTTTTCGCTGTTATGATCGAAGTGGGTCTTTGCGCCTGGGGCTGTTTCCGTGCCAGCGGAGCGGCCCCGTTTTATTTTGCTTGTCGGTCTCATCTCCTTTCTGCAATTTTCAGGCGCGTGTAGCGAGTGACTTTACACGCCGCAGCTCCGGTCGTGCCGGGTGCGTTGCGCGAGCAAGGTACTCAGCAATCGCTTCTTCGGTAATCCAGACCTTTCCGCCGGGCTTCCTCTGGATATAAGCTAGATGCCCGCTGCTGCGTTCCGCATCCAGCGTCATAACGGTTACGCCAAGTCTGGCTGCTGCCTCCTTTCGGGTAAGTAACGTATTCACGTCATATGCTCCTTTCTGTTGATTCCTCTGGGGTGCAGCTGCACGCAGCTTTGATGCTCTCCCAGTCAACTTCTTCCAAGCCCCAAAGCTGAAATAGCGCCCTCGGGAAGTCTGGATCGTAGTCAAATACGACTCGGATTTTCTTTTTCGGGTCGGAGTATTGCTCCAGAATCTCCGGCAGGAGCCGCAGCCGACGCATGATAGTTTCGCCATCGTTCGGCCAGCAGCCAGCACCAACGCCGTGTTCAATTTTCTCTTCGTAGCCGAAGTGCGCGTAGGTTTCATCGTGGGTAGCGTCCTTCGGCCACTGCTTTGGGGTGCTGAATGTGTTATTCATCGCTGCCGCCTCTTACAACCAGTACGCCAAGCCGGGTCAGCTCGTCGTAGCACTGGCGAATGGTTTCCTGTGCTGCTGTCAGGCGGTCGAGGATTTCCTTGACCTTACCCTCTGGAACTTCAATTTCAATGCAATAGTTGTTCACTGTGTCCTCCTTTCTGCGTTTCGCTTTCCGAATTAGATCTTCGACCGGCGCAAACGACCTTTCGCTACTTCGAGCAGCAACTCTGCTTGTTGAAACGAAAGGTCGTTGTTTATAAGCAGCTTGCAAATCTCATTCGGAAGGAACTCACGCTTTTCGCGCGGGATTCCAGCCCAAATCTTCTCCGGGTTCTCGTCGTTTACCGCTGCCACAACCTTTTGCAACGCCTCGTTCATAGATGCCTCCTTCCTGTCTTCAGTTAGCCTTGGAAAACAAATACTCAATGGATTGACCGTGGAAAAATTGATCTCTGATTGCGTTGATTTCTGACCAACTGAAATCCCCTTTTCCGCTTACCTTGTCACGCACACTACGGTCTGTTCTGTGAATTGCTCTTGCCAGATCCGAAATGGTTACGTTTTTGCGCGCCATCTCTGCTTTTAAGTTTGGAAACATATTCTCACCTCATTTCTCCACCGTCTACGGTGGTTTGCTAAAATATTACCACCGCTAATGGTGGATGTCAAGAATTATTTCCTCCGCGGGCGGAAATTTTTCTTGTTTCTTTCCTCCGCGCATGGTATTATGTGCTTATAACAAAAAGAGGGGTGATTTCCTTGTGGCTTGATAAACTTCGGGAAATGAAGAATGAATCTGGTCTCACGACAAAAGAAATTGCGCATTTGTCCAAAGTTCCAGAACCGACTTTGGAGAAAATTTTTTCTGGGGCAACTAAGGACCCAAAATTGGAAACAATGCGCCAGTTGGTAAGGGTTTTTGATCGCACACTAGATGATTTGGATGACAGTCAAAACATAAGAAAAAGCCCATTCACCATAGAGATGAATGGGCTTGATAGGAATGACCGTGAGATAATAATGCTTTTGCGGAAACTTACTCCCGATCAGAAGGTTGTTCTGATTGCTGCGCTAAAAGCAGCGATTCAACAAGATTCGTGAACACGTTCTGCTGTGCCGGGGTCATCTGATGCAATAGTCTAAGAATCTGTGCGTCAAGGTATGACATTTCTGGTTCTTCCTCGGTCAGCTTGGAAAAGAGTTCTGCTGCGAGAAGAGTTTTCAGGCATGGTTGTCCCTCGGTATGCTTTTCGCTTTGCATTGTCTTGCTCCTTTACTTTTTGCTGCCGGCGCATTTTTGATTATAGCATAAAAACAGAGAATTGGTCATTTTTGAGAGAATATAACATTCTCTTGATTTCGACAAGGGGGGATTCCGTGGCTCGACCGAAGAAACCAACATATGAGTTTATCCCCAGCCGAAATGAATACCGGAAGCGCATCAAAGGTCCGGAGGGCAAATACATCGCCCTTTACGCGCAGACGCCAGATGAGCTAACGGAAAAGGTCGCTCTTGCCCAGCGGCAGATCGAAGAAGCTGTGTATCGGCGCGAGAATCCCACAGTCCGGGAGTATGCGGAAAAGTGGCTTACCATGCAGGCTTCGAGCATTCGGGTAACTACGCTGGCTGACTATACCTCCAAGGTCAAAATCTATATCATCGAGCCGCTAGGCGATCGGTATATGCAGGAGATCACGCCCGACGATGTGAAGATGGCGATTACAAAGGCTGCATCAAAATCGGCGTCGATCTACCGCAGCGTCCAGATGCTGTACAAGCTGATTTTCACATCGGCAGAGCAAAGCAAAATCATCGACGAATCGCCGTGCAAGAATCTGAATCCAAAAGGCGGCAAAGCGCCGAAAGAGAAAACGGCGCTCACCACAGAGCAGGTGCAGACCCTCTTGGACGCGGTGCGCGGTCTGCCGCCATATCCGTTTATTATGCTCTGCCTGTATGCGGGCCTGCGCAGAGAAGAAGCCCTCGCACTGCAATGGGATAGCGTATTCCTGGATGGGGCTGCGCCGCACATCATCGTTTGCCGTGCCTGGCACATCGAACACAACCGCCCGGTCGTGACAACCGAGTTGAAAACAAAAGCGGCAAAGCGGACAATCCCAATTCCTCCGCAGCTCGTCGATTGTCTGAAAGAAGTGAAAGAATCTTCGATTTCGGATTATGTCATTGCAAGCAGCGAGGGGCAGCCGTTGTCTGGCACACAATGGGGGAGGCTCTGGAAGTATGTCACTGTCCGCAGCACCAAGGAGCGCACCTACACCAGATATGTGAATGGGCAGAAAATCAAGCACACCGTCACGCCGGTTTTGGGTCAAAAGGCAGCGCACAATGCAAATGTTGTATATAGCATGGACTTTCAGGTAACGCCACACCAGCTTCGGCATACGTACATCACAAACCTTCTGCTGGCGGGAGTAGATGTCAAGACCGTGCAGGTTCTTGCCGGTCACGAACACGCGAAAATAACACTGGACATCTACGCGCATCTGACCTATAATCAGCCGAAAGACCTGATCTCAAAGGTCAATGGTGCATTTGCAAATAATCCAAAATGAGATTCATTTTGAGGTGCATAGAAATTATAAAATCGTAAAGTCATTGAAAATAGGGGATTTTTCACGCGAGGATTTCAGAAGTACGGTCTCAAAGCAGCTCGTCGCGCTCCGCAGTTCAGCAAGCGATAATCGACTGCTCAGACTATATCAAAATGGTTCA